TTTCACTATTCTGTCGACCCCAATAAGGTGAAATCCACGGTGATGAAACAGATCAATTGCTTTACTTACAACGTATAAGGCACGTGTTGGGAGAATTAAATTTGGCATAGTTTTACCGTTATAAATTCTTGTTGTTTGTAAATGAGATACTTTTTTGGGAGAAAAAAAGGCACAGCAAAGCCTATAAAGACTGTGCTTGGCACATCTCAAGTTTTATTGTTGCTAAGTTTTTTGTTGTGACGATTTAAAGCCTGAAAGCGCTAATAGCCCTCAAACTGCTTTAAGGTTTATGTGGTGTCGTTATAGCTTTTGGCATTGAGAGCCAAGAAATAATGGATGTGCAAAGCCAACTCCTTTTTATTGGGAGTTCTGCCAAAGCATTAAAATTATGGTGGCAGAACGGAAGAAGGTTGACAGACTAGTAATAACTCAAACTAGCACACCCGTAGGTGTCCCTCTCCCGTCCTACCGCTACGGGAAAGGGACGAGTAGTTCACCACACAAGACTATTCCTCAGAAGGAATGACTCTGATGCGGGAGTTATTATTCAGCCTGTCAAAGCCGGCTGGCAATGTGGCCAGCAGGCAAAGGATAAGCTTCACATTTATTGCAGTCAAGCACACAAAATGACATTTGCTTTAATTTAGATCATTAAAAAAGTAAGGCTAAATAATGATTAAGTTATTGTTTAAGAGGGGTTTATAAAAGGGGGTTAGGGGAGTAAATTTTTTAGCATAAGCAATCCCTTGCCACAATAATTATTGTAACCCCACCAATTGTAATTACTTTTCTCCAGCAAATAAGAAACTCGCTTTTGCGGGCTAATTAAAGTTTTTCTATGGCTCTTGGAACCCCTCTACATCAAATGTAAATTGCTTCGTTCCTTCCTGAAAGAAGCTTGGTTCAATAATAAGTTTCTTTGATTCTTTCAATTTTTGAATCAACATCTTGGTTGTTTTTTCGCTTTCCACAAATAAGATGTCTGTATCATGAGTATCGCTACCAACCATTGTAACTGTCTGGATCTTTCCACTATCAAATTTAAAATTGACCTTACATCCATCGAAACTAGAGCAAATGAATTGGCCTTTCGTTATATTTAAAATTAAATCGGTTCCACCATTTCCTTTACGTACAGTCAATACAAGATTTGAACCACCATTATATGGAAATTCAAAATCTGCTTCATTAGTACTTATTGTTCTAGTGGCACGTGTTTCAGTTCCCCTCATCTCGTCCTTTGAAACATGATTAATCCAATTTTCTTTCTTTGTTGGTTCAGATGTTACACTTGCATCTTGGGTAGTTTCTTGTGAACTTGCTACTTTTTCAGGCTTGCTTGGGCCAGCGATTTTCCCTACAACTGCAAAAAAAATCATAATACCGAAAAACCAGAGGATTATTTTTAAGAATATCCCCATTTTCTTAACTTTAGCACCACACATTGGACAAGCATCGGCTTTGTCACTTACAGGTGCTCCACATTCTTTACATGGTTTAATTGTCATAATCATTTCACCCAAATTGTTATAAATCTTAATATAATAAAAGGTTAGTTAATTTTTAGTTTACCTAATAATTTGTTTACTGCATCTAAGACTTTAGCTTTTGTACTATGCCATTTATTCATAGCTAACGGTTTTTTCCCTGTCGACTTGAGCAATTAACTCACCATTTATATCGTCAAATCTAACCGAATAACAGAAGTATAAACAACCGTTTCGCATGGCTTTTGCCCAGAATATTTCAATCTATTAGTGAAATCTTGCTATTTTTCTCGGTTAAAAAAATAGTCTTTATTGTATTTTTTAAAATGACCTTTCTAAATCATCTTCCAATGAAAAATAGTTACTTTGCTATTACTATTAATACAGACTTCATGTGTAGATTTAATTTAGAATAATTTAAAGGTTATACCACTTAATTAAATTATAAATCGAAATTAGATTTAATCTATTTTCATAAAATATAAATCATTGTCTTTGGCAATTATTTTTTCTTGAAACGGAACCATTACAATACAATTTGCACTAAGAGGTGGCTCTATTTGATATGGCTGCTGTTCAATAATTTCTAATATATATTCCCCACTTTCGTGAGCCTTGTAATGACCCCATAACAATTTTCTATTTGTTGCATCAGGAACAATCTCTATGTCCGTTTTACCTTTGAAATAAGCATGATCAAAAAAGTCTGAGATGTGTTTATTTAAAATATATTTCACAAAAGCATGCATCAGAATCACAATATCTTGGATATCACCCGGTAAGTTAATAATAGTCGCTTTGTCTTCTGTAACGACTACACGCATACCTTTGTGATTACCGTTCTCATCATAAATCTGAACTGTCTCACGACTAGGTGGCGTTCTATCTTTACCCTTGAGAATTTTAATTTCATTACCAGGCATACAACGAGTATTCAAAGCCGCTGACATACTGCTTTGATCAAAGATCGGAAGTTTCTCAAGCTGAAATAAAGCGGAACGACTATTTTGATATGTACAACAAAGAATGACATCAAAATTCATAGTCTGTTCTTCAAAGAACTTTATATAATCGTCCCTGCTTGTCGTTAATGACTCATCTAAAGCCGAATTATTATCTTTTTTAAGACTATTAAATGCAGCATCGTAACGTTCAGGTTTAAGTGATTTGATTTCTACCTGCTCATAGCCCCATGTTTTCAAAACATCTTTAACATACAGACTTTCCTCACTCATTTCTTCTTTATCAAAAGAATGCATACTTACAATAAGAATTTTTGGTTTTTTATAAATAGTTAATTCTTTGATCCCTGCCCGTCTTAAGATAATTAGTTTTTCAGGAGTTAACCTCTCATCTTTTTTTAGAATCACATCGCCTTGTTTAAATATGCTGCCCTTAGGAATAACACCATACATGGCAGAGATAGGGCCAGTAATCTTTTTAGCATCGGTGTCAGAAAGATCTAATCTTTCATCTTGTTCAGGAATGACCGAATCTAAAGGCTCTGGTAATTTTGTATAAGCAGGAATTTCTAACAAACTTGGAGCTTTTAGGTCTAATTTATACGGATTAATAGATCTATAAAGCTGTTGCCCCCAGTAGTACCAATTGGCAATGAATAAAGGGCTTTCTATACTCGCAGTTTGAGTTGTTTCCGAATTAATAGCCCAACCCGCATATTCAGATAAATTATGCAGAGGATAATCCTGTACAGCATATACATCCCTTGCGTTAAGTTGATTTATAGCTTCATCTAACTTGACAGTTTCTTTTAAATCGCCTTTAGACAAACTTATATTGATGTGATAAAAAATATCCGTTAAATGATTTGGTAAGTTATCTGGTATTGGCAGTTTTTTTTGCATATATAGATCCTAGAAGTACCTCAAATAGGAGGTACTTCATCAGTTTTTAGTTATGAATAAAGAATTTATCGTTATCTAAAACATTCAATAGTGAATAAAGCTCCTGACTGCTTCAGCCTTTTAGGAAATGAAATTGCTCTTTTAGGCTAATACAGAAACTGAAATTAAATTATAAAACCAATAAAAAAAGCCCTAAACCATTATAGTCTAGGGCTTTTTCAGTCATATAAAACTATTCGAGTTTATATGACTTTAAATCTTGGTAGGCATATCCTACACCGAAATAAACCATAAGCCATTAAATTTTAATGAAATAAATTATATATGAAAAATCATGATACATCACGTGATACAAAATAGTACCTCATAAAAGATAATTTTATTGATCCTTTACTATCGCCAAAACAAGTTGCACACCAATATGAGGATCAATCTTTAGAGCTGTACAATACCAAATATATTCTACGACATCTAAACGCCGTTCACCTTGCTCAACTTTTTGTACATATGAATGAGGCTTATCTAGTCGTTCTGATAATTCCCGCATAGTTAATTTTTGTGTAATACGTTGCTCTTTAAGCCAATCACACAAAGCACTCATTTCAGTGGTATGGATACTATTTGTCATTGTACCTTTTTATGGTACAAATTAAATTTACCCAAAATAGGTACAAGTATATTAAAATACTATCTTTTATGATTAATTCTTAGGCTATCTACTAGTTTTTCAAATGAAAAAAACTATTAGATAAGCTAATGGATCGACTCATAAACATAGCTCTAAATAAATTATTACGGGGAAAATTATGACTTTAATCTTATGCCCAGAGTGCAAAAGAGAAATAAGTGATCAAGCAAAAACTTGTCCTCAATGTGGGTTTCCTATAGAGAAAAGCTTTAAACTTAAATCTTCAAATTGGCCTCCAACTGTTACGCCTCCCCCTCTGCCAGACCTAAATCATGATAATAAAAACTTTACTAGTGCAAGTTCAAAAACTGAAAAGAACTTTAACTTTTTTAATTTGTTTTGGATTTTTCTTTTAATATTTATTATCTCAGTCTTTTTCTTTAATAGTAGCTTAGAAGATAACACAACTTCTAAATCGTATAGTACTAATAACAATTCAAATGAAAAAACAAAGACTTCTATTTCAAATACCAATGAGGATATTCAAGGTGATAAAAAGCTAACAAAAGAAGAGAATAGTGAAAATGAACATTTAATTGAAAAAGATGCACTAATTGACGATCAACTGAATGAAGATCAAGTAAAAGTTGCAATTGCATTTATAAGACTTAATGACTACAAGTGTGACAGTGTCAGCTCAATGGCACAAACTAGAGATGAAAAGACAATTCGAGTAAATTGCAATAATTACAAATACAAATACTATATAAATGATGAAGGTGGTAAATGGGTTATTTCTTTAAATAACTGAGTTAAAAAGTGATGAGATAATTTTACTTTTAATATTAAATAATCTCATCACTAAATTCATCTATTAAATTTACGTCTCTGTTTTTGAATCATTTTTATTTTTAACAAGATCAAAAATTGAAAAATCTGGTTTAGCTTTATCCGAATGATCAGCAGGATTAACTTTAAATGCATCGAGATTAATCTCTAATAGCTTTAATTTTAATTCTTCTGAACCCGACACACCTAGTTTCTCAAGCTCATCAATCTCCGTTTTATATCTCTCATATGATTTTGCTAATGCTTCTTTATGAGAATATTCTTGTTCTAACCTTGAAAATCTATTTAAGTTTATATTAGCAATTGTAGCAATCCAAATCAAAGGCACATTAATTAAGAATTTAAAAATTAATGAATCCCATTTCATATTTACAAAATCTTTTTTATCAAAAAAATATAAATTAAAGAAAAAAAGAATTAATACAACAATTATAAAAATGAAAAGACTAGCTATTTGTCCTATTTTGGCCTCTCTCCCTTTTACTACGAATCCTCCTGCCAGTCCCGCTTCACTTGATAAGCCTATTACAGCTTTAGCTCTTTCTTCAACTTTAGAAAGGTTTTCTAGTCTGGTATCTAAAATATCTTTTAAAGATTCTATATCTTTTTCTTTATTACCATAAATTTTATCGTAAAAGTTTTGTATTCTATTTAATTGAGAATTGATTTGATCTTTTTTACTTTCTGAACTAGGATCTTCTTTTTCAAAAATTTCTTTATAATAAGTAATAAATGTATCCATATTTTCATATAATTCAGTAAACTTATTCTCACCATCATCATTTAGCTCTTCAAATAAATTATTATATTCTTTAGAAATTTCACTAATTTCTTTTTTTATTCTATCTACTTTAGATAGCTCTCCCTCAGATTCCTCACCTTCTTTTTCTTCAAATAACTCGGAATAAAATCGCTTAATCTGAGCTGTTTCTAATTGTAATATTCGAATATTTTCTTTGTCTGTTATATCTAGTATTTCATTATATCTAGAATACCCATTTTCATCTTCTAAAAGTACTTGCTCAAGGTTTTCTATAGATGATAAAGCAATATCTAATTTATCTTTTAACTTAATTAACTCCTGAGTTTTATCATTTAATTGTTTTTGATGCTGAGTAATTTTATTTATTTCATCTTGCAACAATACTCGTACTGTAAATCGGTTATCTACTAAATCTTTAAGATCAGATCTTAAGGAGTAGGTTGAAGATAAATAATCATGTAGGGTTCTTAGTTGAGCAAGCCCCTCACGAAGTTTTTTTTCATCACTTTCTTTTAATCCTAACAATTTCATGAAGAATCCTTTATGTTTATTTATTTTCAGGTACTTATCCCATGATAGAACACCTTAAAGAATTCTAAAATAGTAAAAATGAATTTTATAAAATAATTTATTCCCTATCTTCCTAAGAAGTAGGGAATTTTTATTTCTTATTAAATTTTATTTGATAATTTGACTTCCTCGACTTTAAGCTGCCACCAATACTCAATTTGTTTCGTATCAAAATAAACTGCTGCTTGTCTTGTTCTACCTTCTTTTATTGGGATAGGAAAAGAAGGATCATTTTTTATTAACTTCCCCAACTTATCTCTTTTTATCGATAAAAGTTCACAAACTTCATTTATTGTTATGCGTAACTTACGATCTAATATACTGCCTAATTGTCCTCCATTGATTACTACTTGATTCATTTTGTACCTTTTCCTCCTTAATTTTTCGTTAATAAATTATGTGTCAATGCGCTTAAAAGATTATTCTTCATAGTTAGCGACTTCTTTTTTAATACCGTATAAGCTAAGATTATCAACAATCTCCTGAGTGCATCTTTTAACTAGCATCTCAATCTCATTAATCTCATCTACTTTTGAGATTCTAATTTCATGTGTTATTAATCCATACACTAAACTTGATAAGTTTGAGTAGTACCCAAGGCTTGTATATTTTATCTTGCCTACATTACAAGCATCAGGTGATCTCGTAGCTGGCTTTTTGCTACCAATTATCTTCTTCTCTTGCAAAACATAATTGTACTCATCAGTTACCACACGATATTTCTCATTTAAATCTAATTCCATTTTTACCTCTATTGTTTATTTTACCCATAAAAATAGCCATAGTTCTTACCTGTCTGGTAGGTAACTATAGCTTCATTCAAAAACGCTCTATAACATGCTTAAATCATGCTTAGAATTAAAGTTTGGTTGTCATTCCCAAGACTTTATTTTCAATTAATTAAAAATTCATGTTTTAACTCCTTTTTTCTCTAGTGATATTAAAGCTATTACCCTTTTGAAATCGTTCAGGTAGTAAAAGCTTCTGTTCTGTTTTACACAAATAAGATGCCCTAATTATTGCATCCTCAAATTCGTTTTTTAAATCATGCCAATAATAATCAATAAATTCAGTCTCAATTTTAACCTTGCTATTACTATCTCGTAACTTAAGAAATCCTAGTGACACTACTCGATAATTTTTGGTACATACACAATCTTCATATACAACCTCCTCTAAACCAGAGATTCTTGAGATTGCTTTATTAACACAAATTTTTATCTCATTACGTCCATAATCATTATGACCAATATCTACTATTATCATGATATGGATATGATGATATATACGCTCACTATTCCCCTCTTCATGCAAATATCTTTCGTATTCACCAATTTTGATGATTTTTGATTCAATACTATAAAGTAACTCGATTTTAGGAATTTTCCTTCTCTGATAATATTTAACTTTATCAGTCGGCACCCATTCCTTTTTATGTTCTTTATTTCTTAACTTTACTTCACTAATAAATTTTTCTTTAAATGATTGAATAAATTTATTTGGAAATGCATCAATATCTACAATTTCTGATACAAAATGAAGCATCCTAGGATTTATCATTGTATCTTTAGCCCTTGATAAAACTTTAATCATTGAATCTAAGTTATCTTTATTCATCTCTTTATTAAGTATTATGAAGTCTTTATATTCTGTACTTCCTACCATAGCCCTCCTTTGTATGTTTAGTTTCTAGTTAGTATTTAACCAACCCTGTGCTCAACACTAAAAAGGCAATAGCTATCGCATAGATTTATTCTTTAAAAGAATATCTAGGACATGATAGTAATAATGAATATAGCTACAGAAGAAGATGCGGTAAGTTTAGTGCACTTATTGCTGAGTAAATTTCAATTAGATGTATTGCGATTATTAGTGTTGGTTTAAATAATCAATTATGTTTTTTATTAAAAAAACGTCTGCCAAATCAGACAGGCGTCTAAATATATACAAGTTAAAAATATTTGTCAATAGTTTTATGAAAAATATTTTTCTACTGACTTTAAAACATTAACTAATTCACAAGATTTCAAACGATTACCTACAGAAGATATAAATTAATAAAATATACCTCCTAAACAACTACAATAACAATTTAAAATCAATCACTTAGCCACAATTACTACATATTAATTAATTTTACTTCCCATCTTCAACATCCCTGTAACACACTAATTACAATTAAGAATTTATCTATTTATAGGTTAAGCACAACAATAGAAGGGCAAAATACATTCAATGTTTTTTTTAAAATATCCTATAAAAAATATCTCAGCTCAAACTTTTATGCTTTATTTATTTCTAATTTACTATTGTTTTCAGAACTCACTCTTCTAACTATTTTCGCCCTTCTTCTACCGAACTTCTTGTTTGACGAATTTTTCAAAATTTTAATATTTTATTGATTCTTATATTTAAAATTAGCTACAGTTTAACAATGAAAACTACACAATAAATAGTAGTTTAAAACTTAATAAAGTTTACATGGCATAGCAATTATCTTTTTTTAAAGTAATTAAATTAAGATAGAGGGGTTAATTATGGTTAATCGTGGTTCTGAATGGGCACGTTGGGATCTACATATTCATACTAAAGGTACGGCTAAAAATGATCAATTCGGCAACATTACCTTTGAAGAATATTGTATTGAGCTTTTTAGAAAAGCTCTCGATAAAGATATTAAAGTAATAGGTATTACAGATTACTTTAGAGTAGCAAACTTCAAGAAAGTTATTGATTTTCAGAAAAAAATTGAAAATATAGCTACTTTTAGTGTGGAAGAAAAAAAACGTATATCCAAAATCTTTATTCTTCCTAATATTGAATTGAGGACAACTCCTAGTACCAATCATGGCTCAGCAATTAACTTTCATCTTTTGATAAATCCATCAGCAATTGCAGAATATGAACAGCGTTTTATAGATAATCTAACTTTTACTGCTTCTTCAACTGAAATATATAAATTATGTGATTATGACTTAGCTAAATTAGGTAGAAAAAAAGCACAAGATGAACATCTCGATGAGGAAATAGCAATAAAAAAAGGCATAGAACAGTTTATATTGAATCCATCAGATATAATTAGTGCCTTTAATCGATACCCAGCTTTTCGTGAGCACTGTATAGTCGTTGTCTCTAACTCAAATAAAGATGGAGCTTCAGCTTTTCAAGGCCATGAAAATTTTTTGAAGCAACAAGAAGGTTCCACATTAAAAACTCTAAGAGAATCTTTATATAAAGTATCTGATGCTATTTTTTCTCCAATTGATAAAGATTTCTTCTTAGGGAAGACCTTTGAAAAACAAAAAGATTATTTAGAACAATTTGGTAGCTATAAGCCTTGTATACATGGTAGTGATGCCCATGATCTAAAATCTTTATTTAATCCTCATGGGGAACGCTATTGTTGGATTAAAGCTGAACCATCTTTTGAAGGTCTAAAACAAATTCTACATGAACCTGCAACACGAGTTCATATAGGAGCATCAAGACCTGAGCTGAAGAATGATTATGAAGTAATAGATCGTATTGAATTAAAAAATGATCACGTATTTAATCAACGTATATATTTTAATCAAAACTTAACGTCAATTATTGGTGGTCGTTCCTCAGGAAAATCTACGCTACTTCAGTGTCTAGCACATAAACTGCAACCAAATGCTTTAGATAACAAACCTCCTCATCTAGATAATTTATGCAAAGATCTTAGAATTATTTGGAAAGATGGACAGGAGGATGATACGCGTCAAATTGAATACTTTTATCAAGGACATATGTATAGAAGGTCACAAGATGAAGGAATCGAAAAAATTGTGGAAAGACTTCTGCTACAGAAAAATCAAGCTTTATTCGAACCTTTTAAAGCTCAGGTTGCCGAAACGAAATTAAATATTGCAAAACAACTATCTAGTTATTTCTCTATACGCGATCAAATAGAACAAAAAAATAATTTTCTACATACATTAGGTAATCTGAATGATGTTCACGCTCAAATTAAATCTTTAACAGACCAAATAAATAAATTTCAAAAGGATGACATCACAGATGATGAACTTAAAACTTATGAAGATAATAAAAATAAACTCCATTCATTATTGATAGAAAAAAATGAACTTATTGGTTTAAGAAATAATATTGATTTAGGAAGTATTCATAACTTTTTAACAATTCAGAATCCTTTTGTTTTTCATCCAAGTTATTCTCTCATAAAGGATAATATTGAAGAAAAAATAAAGGATATTCAAGACTATATTTCAGCCAAAGTTGGAGAAATAAAAAAAGAATCTTTCCATATCATAACGGAGAGATATAACAATATTGAAATTGAATCTCATAGAATTACGGTAGATTTCCAATTTAATAAAGTTGCTAACTACCTTTCAAAATCAGAAAGCCTAAAACCAATTTTAAAGCAGAGAGAACAGGAAGAAGAGAAGGCTGCTAATATAGATAAAATTTTAAAAGAAATTGAAAATTTAAATAGTGAAGCTACACGCTTAATTGAAGCGGTTCGTCATGACTGGTTAGAATTATCTAAATCTTATACAGAATTATTAAAAGAAATTAACTCTTTTATAGTTAGTCCTGATTTAAAGATAACAGCAACTAAAACTTTTGAAATTATTAACTACCAAAACTGGATAAGAAAAAATATTAATCAACAAAGTGATAAAGCTCAAAGTTTTACTAACAAGGTTGTCTCTAGTGAAAAAGAGCTTTTAAATCTTTTTGATGATTTAACATACCATATTAGTAATAACTTAATTAAGTTAAAACAGGGTTCAACCCTAGTTAGTTTAACTAAAGAGTTTTTTGATAATTCGTGGTTTAAACTAAGATATGATGTGACTTATGAAGGTGATAACTATAATGCTATGTCACAAGGTAAAAAAGCATTTGTTGTATTAAAAATGACTTTAGATTGCAGTGATAGTAAGTGCCCAATTATTATTGATCAACCTGAAGATGATTTAGATAACCGAGCAATATATACCGAACTTGTAACTTACTTAAAAGAGAAAAAAACTCAACGCCAAATTATCCTCGTTACACACAATGCCAATGTAGTAGTCAATGCTGATAGTGAGTTAGTTATAGTCGCAAATCAACATGGCTCCCAAAGCCCAAACAATGAAGAAAAGAAGTTCCAATATAAATATGGCAGTATTGAGTGTTTAACAAAATCAAACAATCCAAATGCTTCCATTCTTGAAAGAAAGAGAATCAAAGAGCATATTTGTGAAATATTAGAAGGTGGACATCAAGCCTTCAAATTAAGAGAACGGAAATATGATATGAGTTAAAAAATAATTAAATTAAATGGAGGGAGATATTCTCAGATCTCCCTCTTTTATCTTATTAATTAAGTAATTTTATGACCCAATGAAAGTTGATCTATTTCGTCTGCCCACCATTGCATCACTACTCTTCTTTCCTCGAAGTGTGCAGCTTTATCATAAACACCTTTTACCCCTTTTTTTATATGAGCTAAACATGCCTCAATAACTTGTGCTTTATCACTAAATCTATTGTTTAAGGCTGTACTAGCAATATGTCTAAAACCATGAGGGTTTTGTCTACCTTTATACCCCATTCTATTTAGTGCCATATTAAAAGTATTATCAGAAATTGGTTTTGTTAAACTCCCACGACTTGGGAATAATAAATTAGATTCTGTCTTATAGAGTTGTAACTCTTTTAGTAGAACGATAGCTTGTTTAGGTAAGGGTACAGCATGAGCTATCCCTTTTTTCATAATCTCAGCAGGTTTCAACCATATTGCTTTCTCAAGATCAAATTGATCCCAAGTAGCAAAACGAAGCTCAACTGGTCTAGGAAACAATAAAATGAAAAGCTCTAGTCCTATGGCTAAATTTCTTTTGGGATAATTACGAACTGATCTTACTAAAGTAGGAAGTTCATCTAACTCAATAAACTTCATATTCCCATTAACACTTTTATCAAGATGCTTAGTTATACCTTCTAAGGGATTAGAGTTAACCCGTCCTTGAAATTTTGCCCAATCATATGTATTACGACAGTAGGATGTTAATTTTTCGACTTGAGTATGAATATTTAAATTTCTTTGCAATCCTTGAAAGAAGGTAAACCATTCTATAGGCGAAATACTTGTAAAATCCCTATCACCAAAAACTGGAATAATATGTCGCTCAATAGATTTTTTTGCCTTATCAAAAGTAGGAGTTCCCCAATTAGCTTTTTTTGTATTTAACCACTCATTAATCAAAATACTAAATTTTTGATTCGCTACTTTTTGCTGCTTCGATTTTAATATCGATTTTGTCTCAATACTTTCACCACGTGCTATCTTTTCTAATTGTTCATTTGCTTTACGTCTTGCCAAAGCCCCACTAACTTCTGGATAAGCCCCCAATCCCATCCAAGTCCAATTGCCATTTTCATTCTTGTAACGTAATTGCCAAGACTTTTTACCTGTCTTTTGCACTAAAAAATAAAGCGAATTACTATCACGCTCCCTATAATCTTTATTTTCTGGTTCTAGGTTCAACAATGTGGTGTCAGACAAGGGACGCTTTTTAATTGCACTTCTTTTCATAAATAAGATATTTCGTGTATCACGAGTTAGATTTATAGGTATGATACAACACATGATACAGAACAAGCTTTAATATATAGATTTATATAACTGCATATAAAGCAATAAAAAAGCCCCAAATCATTGAAATTTGAGGCTTTTCAATTCATATAAAGTTATGTAACAGGATATGAATTTAAGATCTTGGTAGGCATATCCAGACTCGAACTGGAGACCTCTACGATGTCAAGGACAATCTAAATTTATTATATTCAATAACTTAATATAAAACTGACGCATTTTTGTCGCAAACGCAAATCTGATTAAGAAAGTATTAATTTGCAAAATTAATCTTGCTACTTGAATTTATCCACATATCTATATACAAATATTTCTTCACTTTAATTATTAAAAGATAATTTTATGCTTTCAAAATCTAAAATTGTGATTGACTGTATTGGCCAAGAATCTTTGTATGTATTAGAAAAATCTGGTAGTGCAATTTATAAGACACCAGGGTTTGATACTAATTTTGCAAAAGATCTTTTAAAATCTTATAAAGAAGGGCTTCAGAAGCTAAAAACTATAATTGATAGCTCACCAAGTTATGATAATTCATATTATGATTTTGAGTTTAAGACAATGATTTATGCAATTGATAAATTATTACTAGCCATAGGAAACATCAAAAGCGAAGATGATGAGATTGAGGCTGCTATTTTTCAAAGCTATCTTCGAAAACAAGATGAGTCTATTAGGAAAACAATTGAAGAAGAGGAAGCGGGTTAATAGTTATTAATTTTTTGGGTATAGTTTGAACTGTACCCACTTCAAAAAATAAAGATGACGGGAGTTGAACCCGAAACAATCAAACACTATCAAATACAATTAAATTACTGATACTAGAAATCAATAACTTACATCCCCTAGCTTGAATTGTATTTTACTGTTTATAAGATGTGCCTGTCAAAAAACCTGTCATGACCAACTTTGCATACTTAGAGTTGGGGAATTTCCGACCAAATGCAACCACTCTAGCGTCTTTAATTGTCGTGTCTCTGATTTACAAAGATTTTTATGATTTGAATTTTTGAAAGCTCATCTCTACCATTAACTTGAATTTGTAACGTAATCAATTTATGAGATGAAACCGCGTGTTTTTTGCTTGGTTGATGTAAACAACTGCTATGCAAGTATAGAACGTTTCTTCAACCCTCAATTAATTAATAAACCCGTAATTGTGCTTTCCAACAATGACGGTTGCGCTGTTGCACGTTCTCAAGAAGCCAAAGCAATTGGCATCAAAATGGGCGACCCTTTATTTAAAATTATTGATTTAGTTAAAAGACATAATGTCGCTGTACTCTCCAGCAATTACCCCGTTTATGCAGAAATGAGCAAAAGATTTCATGCAATCTTAAAGCAGTTTGTTACTGACAAAGAACATGAGACTTATAGCATTGATGAAGCTTTCCTAGAACTCACAGCATACAAACAGCACTATGATTTAGACGCTTATGCCAGGCTAATGAAAAATCGAGTATGGCAATGGATCGGTCTGCCCGTATGCGTGGGTATTGGCCGAAGTAAGACTGAAGCTAAAATGGCTAATCATCTTGCAAAAACTTATAAAACATTTGATGGCGTATGTAACCTTACATCGTTCCCAACCAATATAAGAGATTTGCTTTATAAACAGACCAGCGTTTCTGAAGTTTGGGGCGTTGGCCGCCAGCATGCTAAAAAGCTTGAATCAATGGGAATTACTAAAGTTTATGATCTTATGATGTCAAACCCATATCACATGGAATCATTGTTTAGTGTCGTTATGAAGCGCACAGTGCTGGAGCTAAACGGCATCGCTTGCATTGAAATTGAAGATACTCCACCCTCTCGAAAGCAAATCATTTCATCACGTGCATTTAAGCAAAAAATTACTGATAAGGATGACTTAAAAGAAGCCATTGCCCGACGTACACAAGAGGCATTCACACGCATTAGAAAAGATGAAGCCCTATGCGGCTGTATTATTGGTTTTGCTCACTCAAGTCCATTTGATGTGCATAAACCCTATTATAAAAAAGAATTATCACAGTCGTTTGCAGTACCAACGGACGACGTTAGAAAGCTTGTGAAGGCAACAACAAGAATGATGGAATATATTTATAAGCCTGGAGTGGACTTTAAAAAATGTGGGGTAGTTTTGACTGCACTCGAGAGTAAGCATACTTATACTTATGACTTACTAACAGATTATAGCGATTTAGAAAAAACAGAAAATTTGATGCAAGCGATTGAAGGGATTCAAGGGAAATTCGGAAAGTTCAAACTTGGATTTGGCGGGAGCATGTATCAAAACCGATCGTGGTCGATGTCTCAGAACTTGAAATCTAATAATTATTTTACGTTTGAAGGTATGTTGACTATCAATAATTAAGCCCTCAATTGAGGGCTTTTATAACTCCACCATGACGGGCTTTGCAATCATTATATTTAGCAACCGTATCAACAGACCAAATCATCCAATCTTTGCCCGTTGTGCCCGTTAATTCATTCAAATTAGGGCATGGCTGCATTAAGTTAGCTGGTATTACCGGCTTTGATAAGATCGTTGATTTGCTGCATGCCATCAGCGTCAACACAAGCAGACTTATAAACAGGACGTTCAACGATCTTTTGCACTTCACGCTCAACATATTCGATTTTTGTACGTTGCTCTGACTTATATTGCTCATAATCGGCACTCACTTTATTTAGCTCATTTTGTGCTTCAGCAAGGGCTTTTACCTGCTTACGCTCAATATCTTGTATTTGTGCTTGGCATTGCTGCTCAGCTTGATTTACCTTTCCTGCGAGATGATTGGTGTAACCAATTTGGATTAGGTAAAGAATTGACAAAACGATGATCAAAGACCATCGCTTATTATTTAAAATCCAAGTCATTAGAAATCCTCAATTTCTGGTAAATCGACCGTTTGACCAGCTAGGCTGTGATGACAATCAGATAAGAACTGAATTTGTCCATTTCTAATAAAGGAATGGCATTGACTACTTTCTCCAGCATTAACCATCAGCGAAGGTGAAAACGTTGGTTTTTCTAAGTTCCCATCAAAATTCCATCGTATTTTGTGTTGTGGACCAACGTGCAATGGATGCCAACATTTACATCCTGGGCATTCAATGAAGTAAATCCCATTGGATTCAAGCAAGACTTTGCTCACTCTTTTGAACTCACTCATGAATTAACCCCCATGCATTTTTGATAGCGCTCTTCCTGGCGAACCCAAACCCCATAACAACCATTGGAACGGACTGAACAATCACGCTTTGCAACGTATTTCCATTTCAATAACGATTCACAAGCGGCTTTATATTTTCCAATTTTTAGATTTTTCAGCATGGATGAGCCAGACCAGGCACCAATCCCATATTGATAAGTAAAATCTAGATAAAGGTCATATTCAGCTTGTGAAATTGGAATATTCAGCAATGTTTTGTTGAATGCTCGAGCATCTTTATTCATTGTGAATTTCAAATACTCAAAAGCCTGCTTTCGAGTAATAGCCGGGTCATTCATAGTTACAGCACGGCCATCCGGGTAGAATGTGGTGCCATTGCCAATAGTCGGACGGTCACCCTTCACCGGGATGGTCGGTTTAGCTGTATAACCCTCTTTTGCGGCCGTAGCCTGAACTTGCTGATCACTAGGCCCAAAAATAAAAAAACCGCCCATTGAGGCGGCTATAGTTGAACCAATTACGAAAAGTTTAGTCTTGTTTGTCATGATTATCTTCACCCATCAATTTTTTATGTAACTCTTCATCTCGCTGATCTTTTCGATAAGCGGACCACAACTGAATTATCAAACCTGCAAAGGCACAGATTCCCCCAACTACAGCCATCCATTCAGTTGTAGAAAGACCGCCATATAAAACCATCCCACCCCCTGCTAAATTTGTTACTAAACCGTATGTTGCTGTGCTTGTTGATGTTGCTGGTTCTGCCATACCCATTTCTCCAGAAACTGGCAATAAAAAAGCCTCTAAGAAGAGGCTTTGTTAAATTTCAACTTATGCATTCAAGATTTGATTAATAATGTATTCGGCAATCACTCCATAACCATAATCATTTGGATGTATTTGATCAAACAAATAGTTTTCACCTTTAGCTTTGAGCTTGGATGTTGCCTCAAAGAGACTAATAAAAGAATGACCTCTTAGCTGCGCAATCTGACTTAATGCATAATTCAGATCTGCAATCCTAAATTTATATACCGTCGTATTAGGATCTTCATTTTGAGTCACGGCAGGCGGTGACATGATAATGATTTGTGCTTTTGGATTCTTTGCAGTAATACGGTCAATCAACTGAAGATATTGATTTTTAAATGTCCCTATCTTCTGCGTAGTGTGCCGATCGTTAGTACCAATCATCATGAAAACATAATTAGCTTTAGCGGTAATTACGTTTGGAATCCAGTTATTATCAAGCCATTGTTTAGAGTTTGTACCAGAAAGCCCTTCATTAGTAACTGAGATTTTTCGCGTAGCTGTAATAGACATCAATCGAGCATAAATAGTCGAGTTAGATAATCTGTTAGCGATACGAATTTTCTTCTGACCTTCAGGTAGTTCGCCTACTGTATAAGTTCCTAAAAAATCAGGTGTAGATGCTGTGTACACGTTAAAGCTAGAGTGCAAAACATCATCTACAAAAACATCAATGTTTGATTCAGTAGCACTTCCGTTTCCGAGTCTTGCGTAATTGATAGTGAATGCATTTCCATTGAAATTAAATTCCATATCTGTCACTGCTCCAGCGACTGAAGGGCTTTTTAAATCAAGAAAACTTCCCGTCGGAGAGCTACCATTAATGCCAATTAATGATTGCATTTCCGTAAGTGTAAACACTTTACCAGTAACACTATTCTTAAATGTATAGTTCGCAAGCTCAGCACTTAATACACTTGTGCCTTCACTTGTGAAATAGGCTGTACCAGTCTGTGTAATCGTATCATCACCATAGCGGGGACTTGTACAAAAAGCTGTACCTAGAAAATTACGAAAGATATTTACATATGTTTGCGTAGTAGCTGGTCCATGCGTTCCGGGCTGTCCTGTCCCTCCTTCATTTCCAGTTGCTCCTAATCCATAAGTAATAGAGTCGGCAGGAGCAAATATGATATTCACATCTTGGATTGGATTACGTAAATCATTAAGTAAGTTTTTAAGCTGCATCGGCTTAGTAAACTTATCAATACGTGTATTAACTGCATTAATGTCTGAGCTTGTAACCGCAGCATAAGAATACAAACTTGGATCAATAATATACGTATATGAGTTATCTGTTGAGGCAACTGAATAAAAGTTATTAGAAGGCGTTTTATTAGTATCTACTGTAACTGAAATACTTAAATCACCCTCTTTAACAACAAAGTTTTTGATCCCAGTATTTTTGACAATTGGAAAAACTGCAGTAATCGCCTTACCTTTTGTCTCTACTGTATCAAAATTAGCGCGATCAAGCTCTTCAAATATCCAGCGATTCGGATTTGTTGCTTGATCGGGACTGCTCATCTGTTGCAAGCGATAATATTTATTTGGATCAGCATTCATTACTCGAACATCAAGTATGAAATTACGCAAAATATTGTCGTGTGAACCTACAGTGCTTTCATTCACATTATTCCGTTTTAATGTACTAAACGGGAATAAAACAGTTGAGTTCTTTGTCAGTGTACTAATTGAATCAACATAACCGACTGCATCAGATTTTTTAAATGCTGAAAATACATAACGGCTTGGGTCAATAATGTATGTATATGAGCTATCACCTGAAGCAACTGAGTAGAAATCACCTGTAGGCACTTTACTTGTATCAACTGTCACAATAATAGTGACATCACCATCAACAACACTGAAAGTTTTAATACCTGTGTTATTCACAATAGGAAAAACAACTGGAATAGTTTTTTCTACCGTTTCTGAAGTATCAAAATTTGTTCGGTTTAGAACTTCAAAAACCCAACGGTTCGGCACGGAAGCATTTGTGGGAGTGCTAATCTGCTGAATACGATAATATTTATTTGGATCAGCACCATTCACCGTAATATTTAAAATATACGGTTTCAAGTAAGCTTCATGTGATGCGGAAACACTACTAGCATTCACATTATTTCGCTTGGTGCTCGAAAAAGGATAAAACACAGTCGCATTTTTTGTAAGCGAACTATACTGATCAAAATAGTTTTTTGACTGACTATATTCACTTAATCCAGTGCTTATCCAGTAATTACCATCACTTGCCCCTACTGGTTTATTCCAAAACCATACGATTTTAGTATCGTTTGCTTTTGCATATTTCTTTGAAACAGTCGGTCTACTTGCTAACAATTCAGCTTCAGTTGTAAAACCTTCTAACAATCCTGCTTCAATAATTTGTTGAGTGGCAAATAAAAAGTTTTCTTCACCTTCACGCGATACCATAGGAAACGATTTAAAAAGCTCCCCATATCGTGGGGTAATAATTCCATCAATATTTAGGCATTTCCCAGCATCCTCAATATCGCGATCAAGATTCTGCATTTTTTCTTCAGTGATAATCGCCATAAAATTTTCTCCAAAAAAAAGCCCCGCATAATGCAGGGCTTTAATTTCATTTCAGGGTTAAATTAAGTTATTGATGATGTCCTTATCATTTCGATAATAACGCTCATCGGAATTGGTTGCTGAAATGGAATTTTCAAAAACTCCATTTCGATTTTTGGTTGAGACCAGGAACAATTCATCATCTTGACGATCATCTACTGTGATTGAATAAACCGTTTTCACCTCACCTTCTGTTACCAATGCTTCAAGCGGTGGACGTGCCAAAATTAGCTCATACTCACTTGCGCCCTGGCTAACTGGTATCTGATCAGTAAAACCGCTTTTCTTTTGTAGATGAATCACATAATCATGACCTGCTGTCAAAGTACACGGTTGGCTGATTCCAATGGTTAAGCCATTCCACGCTGTAATTTCTCCAGACGTTATTGACCCATCACCCAGGGCTATAGGTGACAAACGGGTATCGTCAACAACAATGATTGGGTCCCCGCGTTCTGTTAGCTCACCTTCAGCAAAGCAGTCAAACTTACAATTGACTCGCTGATACTTCAGTTTATTCCAGGCACGCCAGCCGATGATATGAGCCTGTTCTTTATAGGCAATTCCATATCCATCAATTTTTTTCGGGTTCGTGATTTGGTCATTCGGGATTTTCAAAGTCTTTTCAATCCATCCTGCTTCACTATCGACATATGTTATTTCGACACCATCATAATTATTCTCAACCTTAAAGTTATATGTTCTAACTTCAGATTTAGCTTTCTTATTCCTGTGATTGAATAACAATATTGGTTGCCGATCTGCCCTTTCAAAATCAAAGTACAGTGCTCTATTTAAACGACGTTCATTACAACCGGATGCCCCCGCCATCATTCGGCAAATTTCTTCAAATGACTGATTTGCATTGTCTAATGTGTAGTTAAATTCAGCCATCTTGGAAGAGCCAAAATATTCAACCACATCATCAAATACACGATAAATTTCTTCAGTATTGATTTCATTTAAAGTGCGTCGGCCAATAAGTTTATTCAAAGCTAGGTCAATGATGAGATCAGCCATATTGCGTGAAGGGATTAGCTCAGCAGAACGTACACCCCCGCGATATGAATAAACTAGGCTCTCAGCAATACAGTTAGTTTGTCGTGTATCTACGGCAGTTGCAGCACGTGTTGCTTGTGTGCGCTGGCGTATTAAAACCCTATTTGCATAAACAAGCTTGGATAAATAGCGAATTGCATAAGCCGTATAAAATTTAACTTCATCTGATAAATCTACCGCATCACCATTGTCATTAACCCTTCTTGCACGGAAACGCACAGCGCCCGAAAACGGCAAGTTAATCCACATCGACCCACCTACGCTATCACGGTTATTAGCTTTACCATTTAAACGTATCGTTTGGTTAAATACTGGTCCGGTTGGATTATCAGAAACGACCTGTTGATATTCAACAAAGATATCCACAAATTTGGCGTCTGAACCTTGATAAATCCCGTTTAAAGCCTGGAAGTTTAATAAAAGCCCTGTCGCTTTTGGTGAATTAATCGTAAACCAACCAATCCAGTTATCCTGGCTTCCGCGAAGCTTAATATTTCCAGTACTGGTCTTTTGATCTTCTAAGTCTGCTAACTTATTCCAATCGGAATTTACACCGCTAGGTGTTGCTAAAGTAAGCTGCTTATTGGCAGTATCAATACCAGTTACTACATACTCACCATCTAAAAAGATGTTTGCTGTGTTTGCAGTTAGATTTGCCGATATTGTGGAAGTTAATACCTCAGTTACTTTTGAAAAATTGGTGTTAGTTGCTACAGGATTTCTCAAATGGATTGTATAGATACTTGATGCATATGTGATTGAATCAATATCATACAAACCCGCTAAATCAAGCTGCTCATTTACAGGATCAGTGACCAGCAATGAAGTCACGTTAATTTTTCGGTAATTCTGATAATCCAAGACATTTTGTGTTGACTCAATAGCAAACGTCTTGTTTACCGGGTCAACAGTAACTTGACCTGTTATGGATAAATCACCAACACCAAAGTTTGCACCGCTAATGATCAAAGCTTCATTAATATTGAATGAGTTAAAACGATCTGCCGTGCTCTGGTCATTGGCCTTAATCATATTCGGATATTGGAAATATATATCTCCAGCTTCAACACGTGTGCTATTAGGCGGCAAAGCTGTTTGACCATTAATAGAATCACACTGCCGGGCAATTACTGGAGGTTCGGTGAAAGTATCCCCCCATTTAAAGATTGTTTCAGTACCAACCAGACTTTGATTTAAGCCATAAGCCGACAAGCTTGTTCCTGGTATTTCCTGAATTGGCGTATCGCCCGTCTTAAATTGGGACAGCTTTACAGGGTTTTCACAAACACTTAGTAAAAGCTCTTCAACTTCTACCCCATCTTTGAAATATCGATATGGAGGGGCAAATAAATCAGGAATAGCTTTAGGTGCACCTAGAATGTAAGGGACACGTTGTTTAATTCGTTGACGGTTTTCCGGGTTCGATAAATTGTTATTACTTGAACCTGTCATCGAACTATTATTTGTCGGTGCTTTTGGCACCTTCACCAAAGCAGAGACAGCTTGACCAAGCAACTTTGTAGCAATCCAAGTTACTGTTGAGGACAACTCACCAGGATAACGAACAATCGTACATTCATCATCCATTTCCATAAGACGGGCAATAGATGCACGATTATCACGTGTAGGGGTTATATCATTTTCAGGGCAAGGATTACCCTTATAGATTTTCGCTTGGGGATGCTTGGTTTTTTCTTGCAAAAATGTATGAAGAATATTTTCAGACTCAACTGTAATTTTCTCTTGTTGGTCTAAAGCATTCTTAATGATGTAAATTCGGCTCATAATATCGAATCCGTTTAAACCAAATTTTGGCTTGTTCAACTGTGATGCGCTGAACCCCGCTTTCACCTAAATGAAAAATCTTGCCCTGAAAAAAAAGCCCCACGTGGGAGCTTTCATTCATATATGTCATTAGGACTATGCAGCCTTCTTTCGGCCTATCAATACGCTTGTTTTGATGAACCGTTTCTCTTGAAGTTTTAATTGCCTCACTTAACGGACTAGATAACCCAACAAAGCACGGTGAATAATCTTGTCCATAAATATATTCGGCTGCTTTAATAACGAAATGGACACAGTGAAATTTTTCAGGATCATACTTACAGTAAAAAAGTTTGCTGATATTCATGCATAAAAACCTTCTAAACTTTCATCTGTACTTGCAGAATAGATTTCCCCATTTCCTGAATCATTTAAGCCAGGCGCCTGTGCTTCAAAACTAGATCCACGATAGTCACGTGTTACCGTCACAACTTCTAAGTCCCTTACTACATACGCAGGTACGTCATAACGGCCAATAATGTATGCACGGTAATTTAAAATAGGTGGAGTAATTTCATCATCCTGAAGGACCAACTTTATTAAATCCGGAACAATGGTGCCCACATCACCGATAACAGCCGTAAGCTTTTGATCAAGATTATCCTCATCACCGCCTCTGTTAATCGTTAAAGGTACATAGACATATTCAAATGTTTGACCGTCCTCATGTGTTAATAAAATTGGCTCACTTGAATTAACCACATAACGCAAAACTTGCGGCCAATTCGGATGAGAAATTTCAACAGACTCAAGCCAACCAATTGGACCCGCTGACTGGTCAAGTACAGCAAGTTGTTCAGGTGTAAGTTCAATCATTGATTTACTCCCAACGCATCTGACAGCCATTCATTCGGCACTTTTTCAATGTCATCAATTACTTCGTTAGATTCGATGCCTTGACGCACATTAACGATGTTGCGGTCTAAGTCAGCACTACGTTTGATAGGTTTAACTATCACCTGGAAACTCATTTTTACAGCTTGACCGTTACGAGATGATTCTGAAGGTAAAACGTCATAAGCAAACCGACATTCACAATCCTCTCGAATCCCCTCATCTAAAGCCAAATTCCAAAGCCAGTTTTCAGGTTTACGTTGCTTTAAGCGCCAGAATGCCCAAAAGTATTGTCGATCTTCATCGTTTTCCAGATATACAGTCACACCAACACGATGAACAGCACCAACAAAAAAAGGGGACTGCCGTGGCGGTCCCCCTTCATTTTCCTGTTCTCTAATGTTGTTGCCTGGTGTAAAGCTATAACTCTCTTGAAGAGGTTCAAGCATAAATTTATCCATCACCCCCTCCTATCGTCTACGTTCAACATTAAAGGCTTGCTGCACCATTTGCGATTCATGACTATTTGATTCACTGCCCAAACGTGTAAACGCTCCAGCAATTCGCTCATCAACGATATCAATGGTTAAACCATTTTCATCACGTCTAGTATTAACTCTTGCGCCCGCATAGTTATTAATATTGATATTAAAACCATTCATTTGACCGCCATTACTATTTAAGAATCGGGTTAAAGCACTATTTTGTTGATCATCAAGTACACGTTCACCTTTTTTAAGGAACCAAGTACCATCTTCAGGAACACTAGAGATACCATCATGGGCCATACCATCCAAGCTAACTGACTTAATTTGTGAAGCTTGAGCAACTTGAACTGCAACGGCTGCACCTGCCATCACTGGTGCAATGTATGGACCAATTAATGGAATAGCAGAAACAGACGTATATACATTAGAGAAAGTTTGCGGAGCATTCATAATAGCCTGGGCTACTGCAAACGCCTTTGACATCGCAAACATTGCCTTATATGCCCCAGACTGCTCACCTATTAATGACCCCATGAGATCAGTCATCCCGCTTAAAGTGTCAGCAGCAGCTTGGGCACCTAAAGCCGCTTTATCCGTGTTAAATTGAGCCTCAGACGCCAACATCTTTTGTTGGTACTCTTCTTGGGTAATCAACTGCCATTCAAAAGCATTTTTAATTGCTTCAGCTCGTCTATTTGCCGCATCCTCAGCAGAAGTATCAACACCTGTAGCACTTTGATAATCCATCCAGGCTGAATGTCTTGAAGCCTCATTTTCCAAATCTTGAGTTCTGTACGATGATGCTATCAAGGTACTTTGCTCTGCCGGATCAAGCGACTTATTTAGACGGATTTGTTCACGTTCAAATTCAAACTTTGCAGTTAAATTCTGCATTTCAGTTTGGAATGCAGCTTGAGCATCATTTAAGCGCTGAGCTGACTCAAGACGCATCCAAGCCATTGACTGGTCATGCTTTTCACGTGCTGCACGGTAAAAAGATGCTTTGTCTGCATCAGTAATATCAGTTCTGGCCGCAATTTCCTTTTGGTCAATCTGATATTGGAAGTTAAGCTTTTCCTCTTCAGTTAATCGATGTTCTGATACTTCAAAAGCTAACTTTGATAGATATAAAGCTTTTTCAGTATCGTATCGATTTTTTGCAATGGTTAAGAATCTCTGCTGTTGTTCACCTTCAAAAGCCTTTTTAATATCATTTGCTTGCCGCTCATAATTGAGTTGCATTTGATATTCTTTATCACCATATTCATAGATTATTGAATCTTGGAGCCTTTTGCGTTCCTCAAGTTTTCGGTTTAATTCCTGTTGAGCCTGAGCAAGTTTTTTTGCAGATTCGGCAACCTTGTCTTGCTTATCCTTCCAGTCTTGTACACCTTGAGTTGCAGCAGCAGTACCTTTATTTGCTAATTCTTGAAGCTCGGCAAGTTTTTTAGTTGAGCTAGAAACAGTATCATCAAAAATTTTTGCCGTTTTTTCAGAAAATTCCTTAATAACAGCATCATTATCACGGCCAGCCATGCTGACATAACTATTTTCCGCGCTAGCTGTTACACCTGTTGTAATAAATGTTTTTGCCCATTGAATACCAGGGAACTTATCTAAGAATCCACCATTTTGGGCGGCTTTACTTGTCAATTCATACGAATCAAGTGCTTGGCTTGTTACACCAGCAATAGAATTCGAAATTAAGTTAAGTGTAGCCCACACCCCCAAAGCAATAGCTGCAACACCACGTAATGAATCCGCAAGAACTTTGCCACCATCAGCCATTCCGCGGGCTTCTTTATCTCCAGTACTAAAGGCATCAGCAATATCAACTAGAGCAGGCATAACTGAAGCCATTAATCCATTTTTCATGCCCTGCATTTGCATATCAAGCATTTTGGTCTGAACTTGGAGCTCACGAGCAGCTTTAATGGTTTTATCATTCAGGATAATGCCAGCATCTTCAGCAGCTTCTCCCCAAAGTTTCATACCTTCAGCATTATTTTTAAGCAATGGTAGTAATAGTGTGGAATCTGAAGCCATACTTTCCATTAAGAATGACATTTGATCTTGAGATAAATTAGCCTCTTCCATTTTACTAACATATAAAGCCATAGCTTCTGGACCGGATAAACGGGCCATCGCTTTGGTAAGCTCTAATGCTTTCGAAGTACTGCCTTCAGTTTTTAACGCAACTTGCTCAAGAAAATTGACATATTCACCACCACCAGTGGTTAAAAAATCCCCTAATTTTTCGTTAAAGTCTTTGGTTATATCTGCAAGTTTATCCTGTTGAATACCAAACATTTCAGCACCAACAGACATCATTTGAAATTCTTGTACAGTTGATTGTGCAAGAAAAGCATTGCGCTCTAACTCACCTATTACCTTAGCTTGTTCTTTGGAATAGTTATATAAAGAAGCCGCGCCTGCAACGGTTGCCGTTGCAACAATTCCAGCCATAGCTTTGGCACTAGATGAAATTTTTCCGAAAGATGTTTCTGAAGTCTTTTGGGCAGTCTTTATATTTTGTTCAAATTTGGCTGTATTAGCATCAAGCAGAATCTGAACACGGCTTAAAACATCAGACATATATTTCACCCATTAAAAAACCCCGCTAAGCGGGGCCTTTTTTCTCATCTAATTACTTTAAATGCTTTAAACAATATAAAAACTTATCGTTTTTAAAGTTTTTTATAGCATCCTGTTGAACCTTTGCACTTTGATATCTTGGTATTTCAAATGCTTCCTCAGCCATGAGACGAACTATTTTATTACGGTCCTTAGATCCAAAATCCATTTTATATAAATCTGATAAAACACCACCTTTCTGGCGATATTCCATAGTAAATTCAGCAACTTTTTCTAAAGTTAAACAATCTTTTACTTTTTCATCTGAAGCGGCTTGTGCTGACGAACCAAAAATAAAACAACAAACTATCAAACAAAACGAATTCTTTTGCATCAGGACTAACCCCCAATTATTTTAATCAGAGGCTAGAATATAGTCTTTACTTACTATGTGTATCAAACTTTAGACTTTGAATAACTACTAAAGAATGCTTTTAAATTATTCTGAATTTCTGCTTTAGGCATAGGCTGTTTTTCTTTAAACATCATAAAATTATCAAGTTTAAAGGGATGCTTCGGCACCATTGCATCTGTAATGGTACGGCCTAAACCAGCAAATAAAATATCCTCTCTGAAGAGTCCAATCGGTTCAAGAACATTAAAAGCTTTCCAGTATCCAAACTCTTTATTGGACATCGTTCTTTCTAGCTCTTCAACAGTCCGGCCAAGCCTTAAAGCTAGTTGAAATTTAAATTTTAATTCTGGCCGGCTTCGGAGTTTTTTAACTCTTCTTCCTGTTTCGCCTCTACCTGTGTTTTAATCCCATTTGCCTTACAAATCTTTGAGAATAAATCCTTCTCAACCATAGCTGGTAATTTTCGTAACTGTTCAGTTTCAAGTTCTTGTAATACCAGCTCACCAGAATCAGGATCACATACAGTATTTTTCATTAAAATTGGAAATGCTGTTTTTGGGTCATTTTTTTGCGCCTCTAACCATTCGTCACGTGTTTCAATCGTTAGTAAGCGCAAGCCAATCTTTCCAAGCTTCTCAACTTCAACAACTTCAAATCGTGGTTTTTCAGTGATTTCTAAAAATTTATTAATTAAAGACATTTATTTATCTCCAAATACAAATAATTAAGCCCGCATATTGCGGGCATTATTAAGAATTAAAATTTAAGGTGTTACAGGTGGAACAACAACGACCACATCATTTTCTTTGACCACTACTTCACCAGAAATTTCTAGTTGAGTTTGTACACGGTTCTTTTTGTCAGCAGCACGAACAACCGTAAATTTGCTCATGGACGCACAAAATTCATAAGATGTTTTAGCTTCATCATCTAGTTCGATTTTCCACTCAAGGCACTTGCCTTTATTGTAGTAATCACGAAGTTTTGCTTGCTGATCTGAACCACTGATCTGTAAGAACTCAAGCGCTAAAGCACCATTGTCAATTGCACCTGCCGTTGCTTTCTTTTTAAATTTTGAATCTACCGTAGTTACATCATCAACTGGACGAGTTGAATCAGGCATTGGCAAATCAGTGACTTCAGCAGTAACTTCCCAAGAGGTTGCACCCTCTTCACGGAACGAGATTGAGGCTCCTTGAGCATCAATTAAACCTTCAACACAACCAGCCATAAGTTAATCCTCTAATTGCAGGCGTTTTGCCATATAAAAAAATCAATTTCCTGAACCCAAAGCTGGGTTTCTTCATCAAAACCGCCATCACGTTGATCAGCGATTTCACAGTTTGAATATTTTTGCTGGTCCATAGCCCATTTCACCGCAATGGCATCTTTTTCACCTTGCAATTTTTCGTGGGTATAGACGTTAATTTGAATCCGTAACCGATCATGGCCTGTCCAACCTTTAACCGTATTTAAAGGAATATTTGAAATACCTTGATAAGTGATATATGTGGTTGATCTATCAAACCCTTCAGGCAATGGATGCGGCCCAACATTGTCATTAAAAGGTCCCTTCAGGACCTCATAAATAATTTCACTCACCATCATCTTGTAAACTCTCCAACTTTTGACGCTTCACAATTGCATCGATATATTTTTTATATCTGGACTTAAAACGTTGTAACGCTAGGTATTTTCCAGCATCAAAAGTCGGCCTAAAAATAGGCTTGGCTGCCATTTTAGGCGTGCCCCTTTCCAAAAAACGCCAATAAAAAGGATAATATTTACGATTAAATAGTGCCTTTGCTGTACCAACATATACAGCAGCACCTACAGATTGATCCAGTTCCACACTTTTACGTTTTATAGCTTCTTTTAATTTGCCTGGTATCATTAATTGACGGCTGGATTTAGCATTACCACGCTTACGCTGTCTGTAAGAACCACGGTAATAACGGTAATATGCCTTTTCAGCAACTGGTGCCCGACTCTTTGCTTCATCAAGCATGGGTTTAACCGCATACATTGCAGCAGCTTTGGTTTTTTTCTTTTCAGTAGCTAGATCGACCAAATTTGACATTTGTTTTTGCATGTCATCTAGACCAACCATTTTATGTGTTATGTCCATATCACAATTTCCCTAAGCTACACATCAATGCCTTTTTACTTGGGGTAATTGGGAGTACACCATTAATTGCATAGATGTCATTTGTATCAACATCACGTAATAGAAATTCAGCCTTAATACCAGGGAAATCATCTGGCCGCATAACCACACGACAAACTAAAGCTGAACCTTGAACACCCGATTGCACGAAATTAGCTGCACTGATTGGTTCAATATCTCCATAAAATTGGCCGATGCTCGACCATATTTGTTTGACTTCCCCAGCGCTGTTTTTTTCAGTACCACGTTTTAAGACATCGAACAAAACGTCTAATTTTCCGCTTTGCATGAATCACCTCCTTGAACCAACCAAGCGTGATAGGCAACTTCCATTGCAAAAATCTGATATTCACCATTGTCACGAATAAAAAGGCGTTCACCATGTATATAAATCAGCTTTGTATAAAACGGCTGAGCTTTAATCCAAGCTTCAAATTTTTCATGCATGGTTAAATCTCAACGGCAATTTATTAGTGGTCTTACATATTCGGGTGGTTCATCGCTTATTTTGATCTGAATAGGACGTTCAAAAACCACCAAAGCTTGATACGGCCACGTGTCCCCCTCAACAATAAATGTTGAAAGACTTTGAATCTCTACAGACTCTTGCCGCTGGAATTTTGAAATACTTTCAGCTAAGAATTTCGGTTGAGTACTTGCGAATCTTTTAATAAAAGTTCTAGACATCATTTAACCCCTTTTTTTACATAAGGACCCATCAAGCGCTCACAAGCAATATTGATAAAGAGTGCTGCATCTGTCTGAGCAGCCCGGTTTTGATACATGTCACCAATGATCAACAAAGCCGCAAAAATCAAATCTTCAGGCAGAACGTCCGAAGGAACTCCCCACTTCAGTTGAACTTCAGCAAAATCTCTATCTATGTAGTTTCTTACTGCTTTCAAAGCCGCTTTGATCAGTAACTCAATGTATGAATCATCACGCGCATGCAAAACACGTAAATGAGATTTCGCTAAATCAAGCGTTATGTAGTCACTCATAAAAACGTCCTAAAAATGAAGAAAAATGCAGATTTCTGAATAAAAAATCCAAAAATCTGCATAAAACATAAAAAAAAAGCAGCTAAAAAGCTGCTTTTATTGAAAATTAACCGCCAGCAGGTGGTTCTGCTACTACTTCAGGCAAAGTACCAGATACACAAGCATCAGGAATTACTACTGCACCAGAGCCATCAACTTCGGCCAGTACAGTTACTAAGTTCTTAGTTACGTTATTACTATCTTCTGTTGAGACGATAATATCAACGTTTTCATCAAGGTAACCTTCAAAAGCATAATTTAAAGGACCTGTCCAATATTTAGTAACTGGCATAGTCGCACTAAATACAACAGGAACACCCCATAATACTGGCTGGACAACAGCACCAGGTGAACCAAAAATATAATGCCCATCACCACCTTTGATACGTTCAATTTTCCCCCAATCTTCAGGGTTTAAAATTGTACAATCAGGCTGAATAAATGTAGCAGCAGCTTTATATTTCGCTTTATTTAGTACATCAATTGCAGTGTCATCAGTAGCAGTGGTTACTGTTACAAAGTTACCGTCTTCTAATAACCCGCTAAAGATTTTTTGTTGTCCTGAAGCAGGTGTATGCCCATTTACAACATAGTATTCAAGTTTTAATCGGACACCATACGCCATACGTGATTCAATATACATTGCAAGCATATTCATATTTTTTAATGCTTGCTTTGATACACGAATGAAGTGAGCAATAGTCCCTACACTTAATTCAAGCATACCTAACTTCAATTCAGATTCAGGCTTGTCTTGAGCTTCAGGAATAATATCAGCCAAAATATTAAAACTAGATTCGCGTAAGTAGTATGCTTTTTCGCCTTCAACTGGCAACCAGTTGATTAAATCAATAATATTTAAAGGGCGATAAACAGCAGTACGACTGGTAATATCTTTAGCAGCATTCGCGTTTGCAGTTTTGTTTTCAATGCCTGCAAGAGTAATAATATTACGCGTTTTAATACCTTCAAACGTTACAGATTCAGAAACTTGCTTAGAACGCTTAAACATGATTTCTGCCTGGTCCACTGATTCTTTATTTCGAATTAGGATTGCAGCAATATCATGCTGTTCATCATGTGGTAGTGATCGTGCTTCATTCACTAAATCTGTTTTAATTTGTTCAATATCTGCCGCTAATTTCTGAATTTCAGTTGATCGCGCCTCTAATTCTTGACGAACATTTTCAGGCAGATTGGCAAATTGTTGCTGGCGAGCAGCAATCAACTGATCCAACTGTGTTAAACGTTGTTGGAAATCCCCAGCAAGTTCATCTAATGAGCGCGGTGCAGGATTACCATTACCCGTAGTATTTCGGGTAGAAAGATCACCATAAACACTTAGAGATTGAGCAACAGGTGTTTGTTGATAAGCAGTCATATATTTTTCCTTTAATAAAAGAAAACCGCCATTCGGCGGTCATGTATGTTTGATAAAAAATTTAAACCTTATCTAAAAAGGCAAATGGATCATGAGGTTTTGATTTCACCTGCCCAAACTCTTGAGCACGCTTAATTAAATTTGTGGCTGCAATGTCATCAATGTTGAACTTTCGCTCTAGGTAAAGTTTCATGTCCTGTTCTGTTTGAATATTACGAATATCCGCATCAGTTACTCGTGCATTACGATCACTAGGTTCATCACAAATACTAATTTCATAGAGACTTACACGCTTAATACGTATATAAGCCCCCATATCTTCAATATCCATCGGATCTGGATTAAAGAAGGCAATCGATAAACCATCTATCGTGCCATCTTCAAGCATTGCACGAACATTATTAGCAAGGCTTAAACCAAGTGTGAGGCGGCCAGATACCTTAAAACCTATGTCATCCTCTTCTAGTTCAAGCCACTTGCCAATCCGCATTGCATACTCTGGACTAATCCAGTCATGACGGTGGCCGTGGTTGTAATACATGTGGCAACGCATGGTTCCAGCTTTCACGGCATTAATAAAATCTGCAAAGGCACCTTTAACAAATTGTTCGCCATGTGAATTCACACTGTCCCAACGGACAGCGTAGCCTTCAAATATGAATGCTGAATTTTTATCTTGATTTTCATCAAAGCGTAATTTCACATCTGAGAATGGCAAAAGCCGGATTTGAACATCCGGCTTTTGCACTTGTGAGTTACGTAGTTTGAGCATGCTAAGATTCATTTTTTTGCCCCCCTCCAGCTACAGCGCGATCAAGGGTAATAAGGTTCGCAGCTATCATTAAATTATCTCCACCCTCAACAGGACTAAACCCTTCTTCTTTGCGGACCTCATTAATCGTGGCTTGTCCGCTTTCAATTCTCGATTTGTTATTACTAATTCGAGCAGTAATTGATGCACGTAATAAGTCTTTAATCTTGAATTCAAATTCGTATTTGTCCCAATCAACACGGTCAAGCAGATTAAGTCGAACTGACTCTTCAATACGCTCAAAATAAGGACGCAAACCAAATCGATAAAAAGCTTCCACAATTTGTTCGATACCACTACCCCAAACTGTTGAACCAGAAGTGTCATTCACTAGTACACTTGGCACACCATAGAAACGACAAATTTCTTCAACAGTAAATTTTCGGGTTTCTAAAAGTTCAATATCTTCTGGAGTTAAGCTAAATCTTTCAAATTTCAATCCACCTTCAAGAACTGGTAAAAACCAATCATCACCAGAAACTAGCTCTTCCATTTCTTCACGTAATGATTGACGTTGTTCTTTTTTCAGTGATTTATCTGTTGAAAGCGCACCTGAAGGTTTAGCGCCATTTTCCATAATTCGACCGACTTTGTCGTCGGTTGCAAGACCAATTCCTATTGATCTGGCAGCATATGCCAAAGGCGACATTCCAACCAAACCAGTACCAAATAATTTGACGTGCCAAATTTCATTATTTGTCAGGATTTCCTTTTTTCCATCAGAATAGGTGATGTGATACTCTTTTTTCCCTTTATTGTTCAATTTTGGGTCTACAGAAGCATTATTTATCACAACAAGTTGATTAAGCTCTTTGTGGTAATAATGTTTGCGCACATATACATTTCCACTGATTAAATTCAGCATAAATGTTTCTTTAAATTCGACATTAGTTTGCTCGTCATTTGGTTTATTACGCCAAAGACTCGCCAACTTATGATCAAATATTTGTTTGCGGTTCCGATCTTGATCAAACATGAACATTTCAAGGGGTAAACTTGCTACTGTTTCAGCTAAAACCTTATGACATGCAAACACTACTGATAGTGTCATTGCACGGTCCCAAGTCGCTGTACTAGCAATCCGACTTTTTGAACGGGGAAAATCAATTAATGTTCCTCGCCCTGGATTTGCTGGACCAGTACTTCGAGTATTACTCTCCTTTGCATCATCCACGGCCCGATTGATTTTGTCCTTTTCAAGACACTCAAACAGCCGACTTTTTGCAATTTTTGCTGTCATCGTCGCCCCACTACCATATTTTGTATATAGTCATCAAAGTCAAAATCATCAGAGTTGTCACCAGGTACAAGATCAAAAACCTCCTCACTATCCCAGTGTCGGGCACGAGATGCAGCAATAATGACCCCAACCATTCCATCAATTTTTTTTGCGGGTGAAGACTTACGTGGGAAAATATTTTCCTTTGCATCTTCTTTTACAACCACATTCAATGCACACCAGTTAAATACAGGATCACCAGAATGATGAAATCGACCCTCAGCCAGCAAAACTTCAATCCATCGCATCGCCGGATTTAAAAATTCTGTCTTCTGAGGGACCTCAATTACTGCTAGCCCTTCTTCAAGAAGATTCGCGGTTAATTGATCTGCATGGTGAGAGTCATGACCAATTTCATAAAAGGGATTTTTTACATGTGCGTCTTCAATATCCCTTTGAATACGTTTGAAGTCTGTTGACTCTCCGGGAGTAGCAATCAAAAAGCCTTGATCACGCCAAACAGGATATTCATCTGGGCGTTTTTCTCCATTGATAGCTGCTTTTGTTTCAAGTACATGTTCATTGATATAGGAGTGAATAAATGCATACCAATGAATCTTCCCATCAGCCTCTAAACGCGGTATCAATTCAGCCCAACATGCTAAATCCAGTCGACTAGCCAAGTCATATCCACCAAAACGGATTTGACCATTTAAATCTTCATATTTAACTTCTGAATAGCATTTTTCCCAGATTGAAGGAGCAATCCAACCATCAACAGCACCTACCCACTCGTTTAAGTGTTTCTGACGAGTAATACCCTCTTGCTTTGGACTAACTTTGACTTTTTCAAAGACTGAAAAAAGGTATTTTTCATTGACCGAAACCCCATAATTGGGATTTGCTTTAGGCCATACCTTTGGGTCTTGCCAATCATCACCGCGATCTAAGCAAAAGACTATTCCGAAATATTGTTCGTGTGTAGCCTTCCCTTTCAGAACATCAACAACAATTTGCCGTTCTTGATAACATTTACTTGTAGTGTCATCACCAGCAGTTGTAATGGCTAAAATCAGAGGCTCTTCACGTGCTGCCGTACCATTCGCAACAATGTCATACATGTCAGCAGTTTTATGAGCATGTAATTCATCAATAATTGCTGCATGGACGTTTAAACCATCTTTTGTTCCGCCCCTATCTTGTGATAGCGCTTTAAGAAAGCTGTTTGTTTCGGTCTGAAAGACTGAATATTGTGAAAATTCAATGCCGAATTTCGAACACATGCGTGGTGAAAACTCCACCATCTTTTTCGCATCTTCAAATACGATTTTTGCCTGGTCTCTTGATGTTGCTGCTGTATAAACTTCAGCACCCATTTCACCGTCAAGAAATGCCAGGTATAAGGCAACGGCAGCCAGCCAAGTTGATTTACCATTTTTCTTAGCTACCTCAATATAGACATACAAAAACCGACGTTTGTTGTCAGAATCAATCCAGCCGAAAATATTCACCATAGCGAAAATCTGCCACGGCTCTAATATCAATCGGTGTCTTGTTCCATCTGGCTTTAATTTTGCCAACTTCCCTTTTACGTGTGGGCAAGCTTCAACAAATTTGCAGGCATGATCTACACGCCCAAGATTCAATTCATAATCAAAATCAACATCTGGACTAGGTTTAAATTTCAGTTGATTTAATAATTCTTGTGTCTCGTCATCGACCGACTCAACATTAAAATTTGATCTTTTTAAATCAGATAAAAATCTTTTTATGGCAAGTTTTTCAAGTTGCCCAGATACACGCACTCCAGAGCGAACATCAAGGCAATACTGGAGCGCGATTTTAAAATAATCACGCATAAATTTTCCTAACTTGTACGGATGTTCATATCCGCAAATTCATCATCTTCAGTGGCCGCTGCCGCACCCAATAAATCAAGCTGCTGTTGTTTATTCACTTTGACACTTGAACGAGCCGCTGGAGTTAAACCAAATTCACGGGCAGTTTTAATAATTAATTCCTGCAATTTATTTCGGATTTGTAGCCATGCCGACTGGACTTCAAATTTGTTTGGAGTCGTCGCAACCCAAGAATTAATATCCTGCAATTTTTCTTGAACTTCTTCATACGCTGCCATGTTGTCACAGTGGAGTAAAAACACATCACCATCAACAACACTAAGCAAACCCGCTTGAACCAATTTCGGACCTAATGTGTCCCAATGTTTTCGGGCTTTTTTATTTAGCCATGCTGGGCATGGTGGCATTCCAAGATCGACAGCAGCATTCGCAACTTGTGCATCTTCATCACGATCTTCTCGAACGCGGCCACCACTTAAAACTTTTTCTTGTAAAGACTTTCTAGGTCTTCCCATGTTTGACATAAGGACCTCCAAAAATTTAAAACTGATTAAATATTAGAGGTATACCCCCCTATGGACTTTTGACCACACAAAAATTTGATGGGGGGGCGGTCTTTTCTGAGAGGGCCTTTTTGACTTTTGACCCCCTATCCCCTAAAACCCAAGTTTGATAAGGATTTTTATAAAAATAATTCCAAATCCAAAACCGATAAAAGCGCCCCAATAAAAACCTATGGTCCAACGATCTGAACAGCTTGTCTCATCTGGATATAGAATTTGAATCGGTGGCCTTGCAACATCTGGTGGAACTGGACGTTTAGGAATGAAATCATTTCCTATTACTTCTGTTGGCTCAGGTGGTCGAGGCGGTTTAGGAATCTCATTCATAAATCACACCGTGAATCACTCGGCAACCAGCATCAACTTCATCAAGTCGAGCACCGCGTAACCGTTCTTGTATTTCAGATCGTGGATGATCTTCACCATTCCATAAGACTTTGAGACATGAGCCAGCTTCAACAACAACACCAAGTTCATCGAACCCTTTCAAGTCATCACGATATACAACCGGATCACCAAGCAATATAACTTCTCGTTCGCAACTCATGCAGTCACCGCCTTGAAGTGTGAGTGATGCAGCTTATGAACAAAACCATCGGCATCATGCACTTCAATCTTTTTATCTTCGATTGATTTGATTTCAAAACTATCAGTCCAACCACAGGACAAAGTGTCAATTGCATAAGCCGTTGCAGCTTGTACCATCTCACCAACTTTAAAAACATAACAATCAACTGGCTTTTGCGTAACTGGTGGTTGATATGACCAGCCGCCTTTGTCTTCGGTTGCTGTCTTGCGGTCATGGCATGACTTGCAAAGCGGTTGCCAATTGTTCTTATCCCAGAACAACACCTGGTCGCCTTTGTGCGGGATGATATGGTCAACAACCGTTGCGGCTTCAACAAGTCCTCGCTTGCGATGGTCCGCACATAGCGGGTTCTCATCTAAGAATTTGGTTCTATCTTTTTCCCAACGGGCATCATAGCCGCGCTGGTGTGCTGTGCCCCGCTCCCGATCTTTCTTTTTGATGCGGTCTTGATGCTTGTCACAGTAACCTTTGTTCGATGCGAAATCTTTACAACTGCCCACAAGACATGGGCGCTTAGCTCTTTGTGGTGGACGGCTTGTCATGGTTCCAAATCTCAAAAAAGAAGCCCGCATGTCAAAGGGAGTCATGCGGGCTTTGAAAGAGAGCTTTTCAGCTCTGAAGGAAACTACAGCGTTTAATACAGTTATCCATTGTGGAGAAATCTAACTTAACTTTGCTTTTGTGTCAATACCGAAGTTTACTTAGAGCAATAGACCTGCTTAATAATCTTTTCTTCACCTAATTCACATGCCTGTTTTAAATCAGCTAAAACATTATCAATGTGGCGTTTCATGTGGTTGCGTACAGTTGTATCACTGAATCCAGAAATAATTTCACGGTTACGTTCAGTAGGTTTGTAATCAGCAGATACTAAACAGAACTCAACCAAAGCAACGCGAACGATTGGCAAGTGATAGATCATGTTCACACCTGCTTGAATAAATTTATCTTGATACTTTGTAAGCAATAACTTGCTAAATAACTCCACATTCTCAATGTTGTTTGCGCCCAAGTATTTCAAGCGGAATAAATTATCCTGCAAAGGAGTTAATTTTGCATAACTCATAGCAATGCATACGTCCGCAGCAGTCAAAGCACCATGGTTACCCGAAGGGATTGCATCATAATTGGTTGTTTTGGGATTTAATAAACGTAAATATTTTTCCATTTTTTTAATCCTCAAAATTCCATGTGAATGATGTGAATGGTTGTGTGAATGATTTTGACCAATGGTTCACATAGAAACATGAGTAAAAACAATAAATTGTATTACATGTGAATGATGTGAATGATTTATGTGTGTTTTCTCGCGTGAGAGTGATTTCACTTATGTTTAAATTATGAACAATATTTGATTTAAATTGATTTAAATTAAGCAATAGGTGTTTTTTTCTCTCACGTGCGCGCGCAAGAAAATGGTTCACATCATTCACATGGTTGTTGTATGCATTGGTATGTAAGGCTTTGAGCGTGTGAATGATTTGCTTAAATGGTTCACATGACCATTCACATGGTTCACATGAGAAGCTCTTATTGTGCGTATTTTGCTTCAGGAACATCATTCACCCCGTCTAAGCTATCTTGAAATTGTTCGATTTGCAACCCCAGCCAAAGCTGCTCTTGTTCATCTTTGGGTTTTTCACCAATGATAATGACTTTATTTTGTCCAGAACTTCGCTTACCTTTCCAATGCTTGGCCTTATCACTTGGAACAATGCCATGCTTCTTACCCTCAATAATGAATCTTTTCATACTGATTTGATGCTCTCCAGTTGTTCTGGACCATTGACCAAACGCTTTATAAAGCTGCTCTGATTTACAGGAGACATAAGGGAATTTTGTGTCACCGTTTTTCCATTCATGATAAAACGTGTCAAAGCCTGCACGCGAATAATCAATCATCGTCCTTTTAGCTATGGTCATTGGCGGCTTTACATGTTCATGAAAGTCAGTTAAGTCCAGCCCCATCAAATAGGTGTAAAAAGCTTGTACACCGTTAGTCTTTAACTCTTGCATTACCCTTTCATGCAAAGGTCCATCCAAGTCTTTACAAGGGTTAAGCACTAAGAACCGACGGTCCTTTTCTTCGATTGGTAGTGGTTGAGTATTGTTTGATAAAAATACAGTATTCAGGTGGTTATTCATTTCCCATCCTGATACGAATTTCTTACTTATATAGAGCGTTTCACCAGTAATGAGATGCTTAATCATCCCCATAACGTTATGTTTTTTCTTGTTATCTACAATCTCTTCAAACACACCGAAAAGTTTGTTTTCAATCCATTCGTTATATTGGTTATCAAGTTGAGCTTGCCCAACTGTTGTATGGTATTCACCATAAATCTTTTTCATGATTGAAACGAACATTAAAGATTTACCAGATCCATGAATATGACCATGCATCAGCACACATGTAGCCATTTTCGCGCCAATGTTTTGAAGAGGAAACGCTAGCCATTTCAATAAAAAAAGAACTGCTTCCTTCTCCCCATCGCAAAGATCATTAATCAAGGTCATGATGCCCTTACAATCTTCATAGACCTCTGCACGAGTCAATTGTTCACCATGCTGATCACGCATTACATCAATGTTCAATCCACGATAAATATTGATGTAATTCTCATCATGATCATGTTCTTGCTTCGGGTCAAAAATAAGGTTTTGACGAGGAATGATTTTTCTAGCTGGAGACTTAAACCACAAGTCAAAAATATTAGGGTACGCAATTCGTATATGCTTAATAAGCCAAGTCCTACGCTCAACTAAATTCCAAGCTTCCTCTGAGTTTGCCAGGACAACGAAATTATCTAATAATTCCTGAATAGTTAAATTAGTAGCCACATTAACATTGTGTTCAAACTCAGATTTTGGAATAACTTTTTTATGGTCTAACCATAGCTTGTACTGCTTTTGACCCAACAAAGCAGTAAAAGCATTTTTCTTTATTACAATTTTGCTCTGTACACGACAAAAATAGATAACTCATTGAAATAATGTCATAATAATTGTTTTCTAACGACGAATACTATGACACATCTCAATGAGTTATATCTTATCTTAAACAAATATCTAAAATGGAACAAGTCACATTTAAAGTGCTTTGCGCTCATCATGCTTGTGATTATTTTAAAGCAAACATGTAATCTTTCTTCTGCATCTAAAGCCTTGCCCATCAAGTGCTTACCACAATCATTTTATCGACGTATGCAGCGCTTCTTTGCAGGTCAGTATTT